CTATAAAGCTAAGAGATGAATTATTCAATTTAGTTGTTACACGAGATAATATAGGAGAGTCTTTGTGGTATATTTATACTGGATTATTATTAACGTCTATAGTACAACTAAAAATAACATCTAGAGGTTGTGCAACTAATCCAAAAACAATGCAGCAAAATTATCAAAAATTTTTAGATAAAGAAGATGAAGCTAAAGCTAAACAAGAACAATCTACAAATACTACATATAAAATAACAAATTAAGTTGACTATTTTAAAATACATATTGTCTTTAAATTATAAATAATTAATTATAATTTAAAATAACTTTGGATAAGCAACATAATACATTACAAATAAATAACTTAATATTCCTAAAATTAATGATAATAACCATATTGGCAAAATTGTTTTATTTTTATACCCAACACCAAACTCTCTGATACTTCCATCTTTATTATATAAAAAATCTGGTTTCATTATTTGAATTGCACCAAACATAACTAAAAATAAAACAATAGAAAATATTGTGGCGTTCTCTCTTATATAATTTCTATTCATATTCTTATATATATCAATCTTTAAAAAAACTACTACAAAAGCTAAAATATTTTAAAATTAATGTTAAAATAAATTTATAAAATCTATAAAATAATTCTAAATAACCATTTATTATTCATATTCGTCAAAATTTTCTACTTCATCTCCTTCAAAATTACCATCACCATAATCTTCTGTGAGTCCATGCATATCAAAAGCTTCTCTCTCAATATCAACATCAATATCTCTTTGTTCCAAATAATCTTCTAGGTCTCTACCCTTAAGTTTTTTTTCTATTCTATCCATTTCATCTCTAAATTCACGTTCATCATCATGCGTATCTTTTACATATGTAGTGAGGCCTTTTTGTAAACCTTTACTCCAAACACCTAGTTTATTAATTTTCAAAATTGTATCTGCATCTCTCTCTTCATCCGTAAGATTTTTAAGTCTGTCTGTAACTATATCCTTTTCTTTTTCTTTTAATTTAAATACTCTATCTAGAATTTTTTCATATGAAACATCAACAGTGTCTTTTTGTTCATCTAAAACCTCAAAAAATGCAATAATTAATTTTGCAGTTATATGTTTTAATTCTTTTTTATTACCACTCATTATTAATTTATCTGTATGTGTCTTTGTAGTAACATCAAAATCTACTCTAGTTTCTTTTTCTTCTAAAAATTCTACTGTAAATAAATCTTGTACATCTCTTTGTTTTTCAACTGCTGTAACAATCATTTCATCATCATCTGTTAAATCTATATAATTAATAATAACTCTTAATAAATAATATTTAAATAAAAATTTACTTGTTCTCTCATCAAATACAGGTTTCAATATTTTTTCACCATAATTAATTGTTGTAAAACAAGGTGTTATATCAGCTAATTTTATTATATTTTTACATGATTTTTGAATTGTTGTTAAAATTTTATAAATAGTTGGTATACTATAAAAACTTCTCAGTTTTTCATAATATTCATTAATGTGTTTTTTTAATTTGGATTCATGTTGTTTTGATAATTTTAAATAACCAGGTATTGATATATTTTGATAATCGACATTATTTAAAATAATATTTGGAAAAATAGTTACAAAATTTGTAATAAATGTTTTGTAAAAATTAATAATATTATATAAACAATCATCAGAAATTTTTGTATCTTTATTTCTATTTGATTCTTCACATGACCATTCTGATAAACCTGCAATGATTTTTTTAAACTTATCAAGCGAACGTTTTGTAATTTCATTTCCTTTATGTTTATCTACAAATTCATTTATATCTTGAATCATATCTTCATTACTTCTTATTAAAAAGTCATTTAAATATTTGATTTCTCGTGTTGTTTCATTTGTTGCTATTTCAAAAGTATCTAATGCATCCGTTATTAATTTTCTTAATGAACCTTCAACAACCTCATCATTTTCATCGTGAATAGATTCAATGGTAGCCAATAATTTTGTTATAGATGAAGCATTTGGTTTATCAAAATCAAGATGGATAATATTTTTACGACCAACTAATTGCAATAATCTTAAAAAAGCTTCATTATCAAAATGTTTACCACTATCTTTTAATTTTTGAATGGTTTGTTCTATATTTAATTTTTCACCAACTAGGTCAAAATCTGGTTTATCAGTACATAATGGAATTAAGTCTGCTGGAATTGGTATTAATGAATTAAACTTACAAAAATAAATAAATGCCAAATAAATTGTTTTTTCTGCAAAATTATGACTAATTGGTGGATATTTATTTTTTGTGTTTTCTATACTGTAAAACATACCACTTTTGGCATAGCTTACAATATCATCTATAATATTTGTTAATTTTTTTACTATAGTATTAAATTCAGCAATTGAATTATCTTGCTCTATAAAATAATCAATTGTACTTTGCCCTTCTTTGCTTTCACAACATGAATTTTCAAGATATGGTTCATTATTAGCATTGCTTAATAATAATTGTTTTTTATTTACTATATCTTGTATTTTTTCTTGAATCGCGAGTGAAAATTGAATAATTTTAGATTCTACTACCAATATTTTTTCTCTTTGTCTCTCTGAGCCAGATTTTAAATCACTTAGCAAACTTTTTTTAAACTCGTCTGAAATATTTACTAGCTTTTTTACTTTAAAACGTACTAATGGTGGTAAAAAATTAGTCCAATTAGTAATATCATGTTCTTCTGATATTTCTTTTGCAGGATTTGTTAATAAATAATCAGTTTTTTCTTCCATTTTTCTTGTAACGTCCGGAATATTTATTAAAATACCATCAATAGAGACTTTAATTTTATTTGATATAAAATCAACCTTTTTTCCTTTTAAAACATTCCATGGTTTACCAGATTCACGAATATCAAAAGCAACACACGCTAAATATGTTAAACTACTTAAATCTCCTGCTCCTTCAAAGGGATACCCGCTAAATGACCTAACACAACCAGGATGTGTCTTTCTTGTTTTTACAGATGGTACTGAAGTTTGAACCGCAATTAAAAACATACCTAATGTGTAATATAAAATAGTTGTATTATAAAAATCTTCATATGATAACATTTTTTTACCTTTTTCTGCCATTTCTTTAATTTTAACTTTATAGTCCTCTTCTGATTCTAGGGTATCTCTAATAGATGATAAAACACAGTTAATAATAAATTCTTTTTGTATTTCAATATTAATTCCCATTGCTACTGATAACGCATTTACTATATTAGAAATTGTTTTGGTTTCAAATGTATCATATTTTACGTTTTTTGTTGTAGATGAAAATATTTTATTTCCTGCATCTTCTTCAAGTGTACCACGAGTGGATACTTTAAACCCTTCCTCATACCCTTCTTCTATATCAAAATCAATTTTTGAAATACGCCAACCACTATTTTTGTCTTCCCACCAATCACCGTCATCACTTAATTTACCAATTTTAGAAATAAGCAAATCAATATAATCCTTATAACCGTCAGGATTTGTAATAAAACATGTAGCCATATTAAATCTAAAAACTGGTAAGATAGGTACATTTGTTTTATTACAATAAAGCCAATGCATATTTTCCATTTCATTTAATGGACCAAAATTTTCTCGAATAGGAGGTCTAGTGTAACTATTTACAAAACGAACAATATCACTTTGTTTTTTGATAAAATCATTTTGTGATAAAATTAAATTTAATAAATTTAAATACGGCGAAATTGGTTTAATAGATTTTGTGTCATCCATATTTTCTGCTAATTTGTATTTCTGATTATTATACTTCAACAAATTATTATTTTCAATATTTATTAAAATACCAATAATAGATACAAAATAATTAAATTGTTCTCGAATATTTTTTTCAAAATCATCCTTTGAAATTCTATATTTTTCATCAAATTCACTTAGAATATCTTTTAATAATTTATTTTGAATACTTAATTCACCTACTTCTAAACTAACACATTTATCTTCATCATTATCTTTATTTGTAACATTTATGCATTTTTCTTGTAAATCACAAAGAATACTAGAGTCCTCGGTATTTAAATCTTTTACTATATCACTATCTAAAACCCATTGGTTTTGTTTACGCACATAATAATCAGGTACGGCATCATTTTTATATAAAATAGCATATTGACCATCTAAAACCATTTTATGACCATCTAATAAAGTATTTGATAAATAATCTGCATCAGAATCGTTTAATTTTAATTCTTTCTTTACACTATTCATAATATGTGTTTTTAAATTTTCAGGTGTCATACTAATTATTTCTTTCTCATAATTATTTAATAATCCGTAGTTTGTTTTGTCATATTTTTTATCAAAATATATATTTTTATCATTATCTTCAGTAAGCTCTTCAATTGAATTATATTGTTTTGATATAATTGTTGGTTTACATTTATCATTTTGTTGTTTATCACCATATTTTGAATTAATCATTTCTTTTTCTCTCTCAAACAAAGCAGAATACTCACTTGGAAGCATTAATGAAACACTTTCTAATGAAATAGCTGATGTATAAAGTCTACTATAATCTTTCAACATTATTTTTCTTAGTATTTCAGAATTTGTATAATCAGAATATTGAAATCTTGCGGAAGAAGATTGAATTGGTATTTCATAGTTACTGAATATTTCATCTCTAAGACCACTTTTTTGCTCTATTAAAGATATTATAGAATACGCATTATTAAAAACTAAATTTGTTTTACTATACTTTGATAAACTTTGAAATAATCTGGAATGTTCAAGATACTTTTTATTAAATTCTGATATTTTTTCATCGATAAATTTAATAATTTCTTTATATTGCATATATGTTAAATCATCTGTATAAATTAAAAATGGTTCAAGATAAGCTATTATATCCACAATTGATAACTTACCAGTTATATATTTTTTCATTAAATCAAAAAGAATTTTAATTTTTGGAACAATTGCATTAATAAATTGTGAATATATTTGTTCATTTGTTAGTCCTTTTTTATCTTCACTTGATATATTTAAAACATAATTTTTAATTGAATTTGCAAAATTATTTTCGTTAAACTCAATTTCGCTGTCTAATTTTTCAATAAATATATTATTTACAGCAGTTCTTTTTCTTAAAAATTCCCAATAATTCAAAAATACTTGATTTAAATTTGCTCTCTCTAATATTGTTGTACCAGGAAGACTTATTTTTGAAAATCTTATAGTTGGTTCTGGTAAAGTAATAAAAGATTTTATAGACATTGTATCTGGATTTGTCATTTTTACTCTAGTTGTAATCATACGAGCACTAGTATTATCTAATGTTTCCAATCTAGTTAAACCAAGGTTATATTTTTGTATAACAAAACGTCTTGACCTAATATTGTTTTGCGTAAAAACAGAGGAGTACATTTCTTCCAAATTATCAATAATCACATTCAAATCAGTTTCCACATTTTTTTCAATTAATAAATCATTTGTAGATTCTTCATTTATTAAATTAAAAGGAGTAAAATGTGGATTTAAATCACTATATAATAGAGCATATTTGTTCTGTTCTAATGGTAAATCATTTGATTTATAAGCATCTAGTAGGTGTTCTATGTTATTATTATCGTCATTAGTATCTAATAAAATTATATCACTATTTTCTTCACCTTCATCTTGTATATTATATATTTTTTTTATATTTTTAACAACTGGTAAAATCCAGTACAAATTTTGTTTAAATTGTTTAAAATATTGTTTTAATGGTTTATATGTAGACTCATTCACTAATGCGGATTCAATAAACCCATATTGGTCAAATGTAGAAAATCTCTCTCTTAATTGTTTAAATCTTTCAATCGTAATATGAATATTATTAAGTACCTTATTTGTTCTTTGTGTATTTGGAATAGTAGATAATAATTCATCAAGTAAATCAGACAATTGCACTTCAATACTGTATCTTTGTGATTGAATTGCTACGTCTACATATTGCACAATTGGACCTAAATCTTCATCGCCAAATGTAATTTGGTCCGCTCTTAAAATAAATTCTCGTAATTGGTCTTTTACATTTTTTACAGGAATTGTATATTCTATTTTTTCAGCTCGTTCTCTTTCAAGGTCAGGTATAGAATCAATATTTTCTACTACTTCTAATACTTCTTCTTCTTCTTCTACAACATCTTTCTTTAGTTTTTCTGGTTTCTCTCTAATTTCAATATTATCAATTGGTAAATCTTCTGGTATTCCTTTATAATCAAAATTAATATATAATATATCATCATCCACTGTTTTAATTTCAATCATATCTTCTTCTAAATTTGTAATTTCACCTGTAATAATAATTGGATAGTCTCCACCAAAATAAATATTTACCCATTTTCCTGGTAATAAATCATTTTGTCTTGCATAACCAGGAGTATCACTTCTACTCAAGATAGCAATTTGAGTAATTGTACCATCGCTAATTGTACCATCATCTGAAATTTTTAATTTGGTTCTTTCAAGTGTATCTACATTAATCAGATACATTTTTGTTTTATCAATATAATCAATAATAAATGTCTGGTCATTTAGTTTTTCATTTTTTGGATTACTAATATTAATAACATCCCCTAACTGTAAAATTATAATTTCATCCATATTGTTTCTATATTTATTATAGAAATTTTTATGCTTAAGTAAAAATCAATTAAAAATATAGTTTAAAGATAAAATTATAATTAATTTAATAAATAATGTGTTCATTAATTACTACACCTTTTAATTTATCAGCAATTCCAGATTTTAATAATTTGGTAAATGGTTCAATTACTGAAACTAACATATTAAAACTTAATAATGTTGAGTGCAAAACGTCTAATACTCAATATTCAGTAATTTATTATTTAAAAGATTTTTTATGTCTAGATTATGTGCCTACATATGGATTATGTAGGTCTATAATTTTAAATAGTGCAAATAATGTGGTTGGTTTTGCTCCTCCTAAATCAATTTCTTCAGATATATTCATTAAAATGTATCCCGAAAAAAATGATAATCTATTTGCTCAAGAATTTATTGAAGGTACAATGATTAATGTTTTTTGGGACCCTACTATTGGATTATCTGGAAGTTGGGAAATTTCTACAAGAAATACTGTTGGCGCAACATCTAGTTTTTTTAAGGGAACAAATAAAAAAACATTTAGAGATATGTTTTTAGAAGCAGCAAAGAAAACGAACTTATCTTTAGAGCGTCTTAATAAGGATTTTTGCTATAGTTTTGTTTTACAACACCCTGATAATAGAATTGTTGTACCATTTAAAACACCTATGCTATATTTGGTAGCTTTGTATAAGATTCAAATTGAAGATGGTAACATTTTGGTGCACCCACACTTAATGGATAACGTTAAAGAATTTGATTGGGGGGCTGCTAATATTAAATTTCCACAAACTTATCAATGGGATACATATTCAGAATTGATTGAAAAATATGCATCTATGAATACATCATATGATATTTTAGGTGTAGTAGTATATAATAATCAAACAGGAGAACGAATGAAAATTAGAAATCCCGTATATGAGCAAGTAAGAAATTTAAGAGGCAACCAGCCAAAGTTACAATATCAATATTTGGCCTTAAGAAAAGAAGGACGGGTTTCTGATTTTTTGAAATTTTACCCAGAAAATAAAAAAGAATTCTCTTCATTTAGAGACCAAATTCATCTTTTTACAAATACATTGTTTACAAATTATATATCGTGTTATATTAAAAAGGAAAGGCCATTAATTGAGTTTTCTGAACAATATCGCACACATATGTTTAATATTCATAAAATTTTTACTAATGAACTAAGAGAGAAAAAACAATTTATTACAAATACTGTTGTAATTAAGTACGTTAACAATTTACATCCGTCACTTTTAATGTATTGTTTAAATTTTCAAATGAGAAAGAGAAATGTTGATACAATTGCTGCAAATACCATTATTTAAAGTTATAAATTTAATTATATCTTATTTATTAATATAAGATTTATATTTTTTTTCCATATTTCAATATCATTCCAGTTTCCATTTTGTTCTATATTACAATTTATTATAAATCTATTCACAAAATTTTTATTACATGCATTTATAAAAATTATATTTTGTTTATTATAATATCTTAAAAATAAATTTTTTAAAAGTATTACATCATTTGCGCTATACCTACATAATATTATAATTGGCTTTTTGTCATTTACTATACTTAAAAATCGTTTTATTCTTCTATCATATTTTTCTTTTACTATATTGTAATACTTTTTCCAATCACTAACAATAATTTTATTTTTTTCTCCGCCAATAACACCTTCACCAATTTTATCATCTGTAATATCACATGTGTTAACTGTATTATCTATATTTTGTAATGGATAATCGTGAGGAAATTCAAAACCATATTCATCAATTAATCTAGTTTTGTTATAATTAAATTTTAAGTTTGTATGATATTTCATAAAATTATCTTGAAAACATTTCTCTAATGAAGATATATTAGACATAACCCAATCAAAAGGTAAGGCTTCATTTCTTAAATTTAATCCTCTTAATGCTGCAGCTGGAGAACAATCATAACCAATTGTTAAAAAATTATACATATACTTAAATTAAATATTATTTTTATATTTTAATTAAAAATTCATTATTTTTAATTAAAAAAAATATTCATATAATTTAAATGAACAATACTTTTAATTTTGACGACATTATTTTATTTTTTATTTTTATTTATAATAATAGCGATAGTCTATTAAATGAATATGGTGGTTTTTAATTTATTTAAAATGAAGGTTTTCAATTTTTAACTAGCTTCAAAAACTCTTTTTTTACTCTTGAAAATACTTGAATAGATTCATAAATACATTCTTTTAAGTGACCTTTAATTGTCGATACATCAATTGCATCTTTATATGCTACTCTTATGATACTTTCACTATCGTGAGGATGCATTTGTTTAAAACCACAATATGTTATCACTTTTGTTTCATAAAATTTTGTGTACAAGAAATATTCTAATACTTTTCCAATAGTATAATCCTCATTTTCTAAAATAATGTCAAAAGAATTACTCATTGTATTTTGAGATTTGTCAATTTTTAATTCATCTTTCTCAATCAAAGTATCTTGATATTGCATTTTCTCAATCAATATTTCACACGCTTTATGTACTAATTCAACATTATCATAAATACCAATGCTTTGAATAATAAAATCAAAACTATCTTTTCTTGTTACACGCAATCCATCCAGCAATTTCCAATTTTTTGCTTCAAAATCAACTTCTTCCTTTGTTTTTCCTTCATCTTTCCATGTTTGTTTATGTTTTTCTAATAGTGCTTCTTGAGCCAATGTGTCTACTGTGAAACCATAAGAACATGTTGAAACCGCATTAAACATACCATCTTCTTTCGCAGTACCAATTGAAAATTCACATGTCAAATGAATTTTTTCACCTGGTAACTCATCAGAAATTTTTGGTCTTAATCTTACAAAATCAATGTAATAACC